ATTGGATATCGACTTTGTGATTTGCTAACCAGAACTATACCGGCCCCTGTGTCTTGTGACTTGTGGCTTGTATGAGACAAACGCCCAAAGCTGTTGTCGACTGCTTTTTGTTCTGTCGGTCACTTGACTTTTATCTTGCCACCCTTGTTTGTTATTTGAAAGGCAACATATGAAAATTACTCTCCGCAAAGCTAACACTCTCCAAAACAACATTAACGAAGCACTGAAGCAGATTGCAGTCACTGGTGAAGTTAGCCTGACTGAATTTCACAAGCCCGAAGACGAGATTGCTCGCGTTCGTGCCGAAGCACAAAAGAACATTCAACGTCGAGATACGTTGAATGCTGCACTGTACAGCATTCGCCATCGTGTTGCTGAAGCCAACGCTAACGCTGGTGTTGATAAGAATCTCACCGCTGTGGCCGAGCTCGAAAAGCAAATCCAGTTCTACACTGGCCTAGCTGGCAAAGAAGTTCGCCTGGGTGCAGACATTGTTGCAGGTAAACTGCGTAAAGTTGCCGAAAGCAAGAGCGAACGCTTGTATGGTTACAATGACACCGTGAACACCAGTGTTTGGACTGCTGAAGATCTTGCAGGATTTAAAAAGACTGTGAGCGACCTCAAGAAGTCTAAGCAACAACTTCAGGACGTGATCCTGGAGACCAATGTTCGCACTGAGATTGAACTCAGCGACGAAATTGTTGCAGTACTGCAAGCCGAAGGCTTGATTTGATCAACTACATGACCCCCGTCAGTTGCCTATTTTGGGACTGCTCGGGGGTTTTTCTTTGGCCGTGCAATTAGTTTTATCAATGATCGACATAGAAACAATCATTGGCAAAACCTGAAAAAACCATTGATTTCATTGCTATATACTATTACAATACACATACAGCGAAACACCGCTGAATCACTTTCATTTCAAACTAATAGGAGAAAACAATGAAAACCGTAGGTAACAAACTTGACCATTTTATCGTCACTGGCGTCCGTCCCGGACAACCCGAAGATGCCTTTTTTGACATCGACGAAAACAGCTTTGCTGGCAAATGGAAAGTCATCGTATTCTATCCCAAGGATTTTACTTTCGTATGTCCTACTGAGATTGTTGCGTATGACAAGCTGGCTGGTGATTTTGCTGACCGCGATGCTGTTCTACTGACTGGTAGCACAGACAACGAGTTCTGCAAAGTGGCTTGGCAAAAGGCACACCCTGATCTGCAGAAGATCACTCACACTCAATTTGCTGATACCCAGCGTGGAGAACTAGGCTTGGCCGAACAACTGGGCGTGTTCTTCCAGCCAGCAGGTGCTGCACTTCGTGCAACATTCATCGTTGACCCAGACAACGTTATCCAACACGTTACTGTTAACAACTTGAACGTTGGCCGTAGCCCAGAAGAAACTCTGCGTGTGCTTGACGCACTGCAAACTGGCGAACTCTGTGCTTGCAACCGTACCGTTGGTGGCGAGACACTGAAGTGATTGAATGTCTAGTTCTCGGCGACAGCATTGCTGTGGGCACACATCAGGCCAGACCCGAATGTGTGGCCCATGCTCGAGGAGGATGGAACACCTGGCAGTGGAATCGCGATTATCTAAAAAACGACCTCACTGCTGGCACAGTTATCATCAGCCTGGGCAGCAACGATCACCCCGGTGTAAAAACCCGCGAAGAGTTGCTGAAAATGCGAGCCCGAGTCAAGGCATCTAGAGTATTTTGGATCCTGCCGGCAATCAAACCAGATGTACAAAATACAGTGCGGGAGATTGCCGAGCAACATGGAGATACAGTATTGCCTATAACACAATTACAGGCAGACGGTGTTCATCCAAGTTGGGTAGGATATAAAGATTTAGCAAGGAAAACAAGATGAACTTTCGTGACTATTTTGAATGGCTCAAGAGGGATCATTGTCCTTCATGCCAGGGTAAAAAGTAATGTTAGAAACCATTTGCGAAACACTGGTAGAAGCATATCGTCGTAACTGGATCACCAGTCGCGATGGCAATGTTAGCATACGACACCACGACCGTGATCACTTTTACATCACACCATCGGGTGTGCGTAAGCAAACATTGCAACCGGATCAGTTCAAAAAAATCAGTATTCATGGACTGCTGTGGCAAGAAGAACACTACACTGACATCAGTGCTAACTTGAAACCTAGTGGTGAATTGCCTTTGCATTTTGGTCTGCAACGAGCAATGGGCCAACACAGTCACGATGTAAGAGTGGTAGTTCACCTGCATCCAACCTACTGCGTAGCCGCTATGCATGCGGGTATACAGTTGAATGAACTAGTCCGAGACTTCCCCGAGCTTAGTCGCTACACTCGAGTAGCGGCTAATGTAGGCGATGTTCCTCCAATCAGTCAAGAACTGGCCGACCAATGTCATCACAATTTGGAATTAGATGATCGTGGAAACATTGCCTATGACATTGTAGGCATAAAAGGCCACGGAGTAGTTGCCATTGATACCTCACCATGGCGAGCTTTTGAACATATTGAACGATTGGAACATATTTGCCAAATCGTATTATCATCAGGAAGAATAAAATGACACAATGGGTAGACGCACTTAAAGAAAACAGTATCCCCGACTATGCCAAGGATACACGACTGAACCTTGACGCTGTAATCAAGCGTTCAACACTGCCAGTAGAAGAAGCAGAAGCTATTGCACTGGCAGCAGCATTTGCCACAGGCAATAGCAAGCTATGGACCTGGGTTCACAGCCAGCTGGCCAACCGTGTGGAAGCTGATGCCGCACTTACAGCCGCAAGCATCATGGCACAAAACAACGTATGGTATCCTTATGTTGAAATGGCAGACGATGAGCAGCTCAAAGGCTTGCCTGCGCAGTTGCGCATGAACGCTATTGCTAGTCATGGCGGCACAACCAAGGCTCGTTTCGAAGCCTATAGCCTAGCTGCAAGCATTGTAGGCAAGTGCCATTTTTGCGTAAAAGCACACTATGAAACCCTCAAGCAAGAAGGTTACACAGTGGAGCAGTTGCGTGATATTGGACGTATTGCTGCTGTGATGAATTCTGTAGCTCGTGTGCTGGCCAACTAACTACATGCATGAACAACTTACTTGACCCAGCGATATTATTCTTTGTATTCGGTATTTTTGCCGGATTGGTAAAATCAAATTTGGAGATCCCTCAACAGATTTCCAAATTTTTGAGCTTGTACTTGCTCATGGCGCTGGGCATCAAAGGCGGCGTAGCACTCAGTTCCACGGGTTTTGGTTCAGATACACTGACATTGATTGGATTAGGCTTGGTGCTGGCGTCGGCTATTCCGGCTGCAAGTTATTTGCTACTCAAACGCTGGCTCAACGGTTTTGACGCTGCCGCTGTAGCAGCCACTTACGGCTCTGTGAGTGCTGTGACTTTTGTTACCGCTACGCAGTTTCTTGGATCGTCAAACATAGAATTCTCAGGTGTTATGGCAGCAGTCATGGCGCTAATGGAATCACCAGCTATTATCATGGCAGTGGCCTTGGCAGCTATGTACAGGGCCACCCATACAGTAAGCATCAAAGAAGTTCTGCATGAATCATTTACTGATGGTGCCCACTTGTTATTGTTGGCCGCATTAATGATAGGTTATATCACCGGCGATGCTGGCATGGCAGTAATGAAACCATTTACTGGAGATTTGTTCAAAGGCATGCTGGCGTTCTTCCTACTGGATATGGGACTCAAGGTGGCAGAACGTATACCAGATCTTAAAGGCAAAAGCCCATGGCTGCTGGCATATGCTGTAACATCACCTCTGGTCCACAGTACTGTGGCGTTGGTGTTGTGTTCTCTGTTTGCAGTAACGCTGGGCAATACTATATTACTGATGGTGTTGGCTGCTAGTGCCAGTTATATTGCTGTGCCTGCTGTGGTTCGACATGCTATTCCAGAAGCTAACCCCAGCGTGTATTTTGGTTTGAGTCTGGGCATTACATTCCCGTTTAACATTTTGGTAGGAATACCATTGTACACTGAAATCGCAAGGAGATTTGTATGATTGAAGCAATTTGGGCTGTGATAGCCATCGTATTAATTGACATAGTTCTAGCTGGCGACAACGCCTTGGTGATTGGTATGGCAGCAAATCGCTTGCCAGAACATCTACGTAAGAAAGCAATCTGGTGGGGTACATTCGGTGCCGTTGCCGTTCGATTTGTGTCTGTGGCAGCATTGACTTATCTGTTGCTGATTCCAGGACTGCGAGTAATCGGAGGCTTGGCTTTGGTTTACATTGCATGGAAACTGGCCTTTCAAGAAAAGGAACACACAGTTGAAGCCAAAGACACGCTATGGGGTGCAATCTCTACCATTGTTGTCGCAGACGCGGTAATGGGCATCGACAACGCCCTAGGTATTGCAGCCGCTGCCGGTGGTAACATTTGGATGGTAGTGTTTGGTTTGCTGGTGTCAGTGCCAATCATCCTGTTTGGGTCTACTGTGATTGCAAAGCTGTTAGAGAAGTACCCCGACAGCGTATTCGTCGGTAGCTTTGTGCTGTTTTTGGTTGCAGTGAAAATGATACTCAATGAACCTGTAATTGGCAACTATGTGGATCCACTGCATGATGTAGTAGAACATGTATTGCCATGGGCTGCCGCAGTAGTACTCACAGCCAAACAATATTACAGAGCACGAATCCGTAAATGAAACGAGTAGTTGTCAACGGTACGTTTGACATACTTCACCCAGGTCATGTGGCATTGCTAAACTATGCCCGCGGTCTGGGTGATCGTCTAACTGTTGCAATCGATACTGATCGCCGTGTAAAAGAACTCAAGGGTGCAACACGCCCTGTAAATAATCAAGAGATACGCAAATACATGTTGGAAAATTTGCGTTCGGTTGACCAAGTCGAACTGTTTGATTCGGATCAAGAATTGGTTGACATTTTACGCAAACATAGTATAATGGTAAAGGGCAGCGATTATCAAGGCAAAACTATTGTAGGTGCCGATGCTGTTGACCAAATTGTATTTTTTGATCGTTTAGATGACCACTCCACTACAAACACAATTCAACGTATTGTTGATAGGCGATGATTGCCTTGATGTGTACCAATACGGCAATGTAAACCGTATTAGTCCCGAAGCACCTGTTCCTATCTTTGAAAGTGTAGCAGAAGAAAGTCGACCGGGCATGGCCGGTAATGTGCTAAAAAATCTCGAAGCACTCGGTTGTACAGTAAACTATCTTCACAGCGAAACTTCTGTTAAAACAAGGCTAATCGATCTTCGCAGTCGTCAGCAACTGCTGAGAATCGACAACGATGCGACTTGTACACCGGTAGAAATAGTAACAGCTATTCCTCCTATCTACGATGCTATTGTTATTTCGGACTACAACAAAGGCACAGTGAGCTATGAGCTAGTTGAAGAACTGCGTCAAGAACTTAACTGTCCTATTTTTATTGATACAAAGAAAACTGACTTGGCAAGGTTCCAAGGTTGCATTGTAAAAATCAACAGCTTGGAATACTCGTTGCTAAAAAGCGAGTGCGAAGATTTGATCGTTACAATGGGCAAGTATGGTGCTAGATACAAAGCTGAAACATACTCAGCACCACCCATTGAAGTCACTGACGTTACCGGAGCAGGCGATACATTCCTTGCGGCACTTTGCGTTGAATATCTGCGTAGCAACGACATGCCGGCCGCAATTGAATTTGCAATTCGAGCCAGCTCAGTAACTGTACAACATACCGGTGTGTATGCACCAACGCAAGAGGAAATATGACACAGCTTTCGGGAAAAGTAGAAAAGGGTTGGGGGCATGAATACATCTTTGCAACCAATGACAAGTATTGCGGTAAGATTTTAGCGTTCAACGCAGGTGCAAAGTTTAGCATGCACTTTCATGCCGAAAAAGATGAAACATGGTATGTGCTGACAGGAAAGTTTGTTGTAAAATATATCAATACTGCTGATGCATCGCAATACGAACACGAACTTGGCGTAGGAGATGTTTGGCATAATGCACCGTTGTTTCCGCACCAACTAATTTGCGTCGAAGAAGGTATGATTGTTGAGGTGTCGACACCAGACTCTGTAGAGGACAACTATAGGGTAGCACCCGGAGATAGTCAGCAATGACAATTTTTTTAGATATGGATGATGTGGTTGCTGACTTCAAGGCATACGCCAAGCGTGTGTTGAGCAAGAAGCAAGACGGTGAAAAGTGGCCGCATGAGGATTGGGTCAAATTACGAGACAATCCTCGACTGTACAGAGACTTAGAGCCTACGCCAGAAGCCAATGCACTGGTAGAATATTGTCGTTACCTTAGAGACAACAACAACTTTGAAATCATGTTTTTAACTGCGGTACCCAAAGGCAATGATGTGCATTGGGCGTTTTACGACAAGGTGCTGTGGGCGCAAAAATACTTTGCTGATATTCCAGTGATGTTTGGACCTTTCAGCAAAGACAAACATGTGCATTGCAAGCCCGGTGATATACTCATTGATGATCGTACCAGCAACTGCGAAGAATGGCGTCAAGCCGGGGGCTTTGCTGTACAACATCGTGGCGACTTGACCAAGACACTGCAAGAGCTTGCACAAATACTTGATCAGCATTACAAATGAAAATTTTTTTAACTGGCCACAAAGGCTTCATTGGCAGCAATCTTGCTCGTGCATGGGCACACTATGACTTGCATACTGCCGACTGGGGAGACGATTGGCCTGACCTCAAAGGGTTTGACTGGGTAGTTCATGTTGGAGCGATTTCTGCTACCACTGAACGTGACGTTGAAAAAGTCATGAGTCAAAATTATGACTATTCAGTTGAACTTTACGAATGTTGTTTGAAGTATGGGGTAAATTTTCAATTTGCTAGTTCAGCCAGTGTGTATGGCATGGGCACAGTGTTTGAAGAATCTGCTCCGGTTGATCCAAGGAATCCTTATGCTTGGAGCAAATACCTTGTAGAGCGCTACATTAGACAGAATCCTGCTGACAATCTACGTGTACAATGCCTACGTTACTTCAACGTATATGGACCTGGGGAAGAGCACAAAGGTCCGCAAGCTAGTCCGTTCACACAGTTTGAACGACAAGCAAAAGAAAAGGGACGTATCACACTGTTTGATGTAGACAGCCGCAGAGATTTTATACATGTCAAAGATGTCGTAAATATTCAAACAATGTTTTTGCACAGCCAAGCATCAGGTGTGTTCAATGTGGGAACTGGGCGAACAATGAGCTTTAGAGAAATAGCTGAGTTGTACGATGTTCCAATAGACATAGTACCGCTGCCAGATAATCTTAAAGCCAGCTATCAATCATACACTTGTGCAGACATGACCCGTACCTATGCTGCACTGGATATGAGCCTTGCGTCAATGTAAAGGAACGTTATGAGCAACGAACAAGCAAAATTTTTAAATAGCCGTCGTCGTCACAAAACTGATGTTGCAATTGCAAGACAAGTTCGTATTGCAAAAGAACACGGAATGCAATTCAACGACAAGTCTATCAAAGAGCCACATCGGCATGCCAAGCGACATGCAATGGACTGTGGTAATCCCCATTGCTTTTTGTGTGGCAACCCTCGCAAGACGCACAAAGATAGATTGACAGCTCAGGAAAAAAGACTATTCCAGGATCTAGATCGAATTTTACCAAAACACAAGAATGGATTACAAAATGAAGAGTGACAACGAGGATTATGAATTTGACCAAACGCTGGGTCTGACCAGCCAAGGCGCTGTTGAAGCAGTGGGCAACCGTTATGATTTGATTTTAATTGCTGCTAGAAGAGTCAGAGAACTGCATCGCGGAGATGCTCGCAAGGTCTATTGCCGGCGCGGGTCAACACTTACTGCGCTCAAAGAAATCGAACTAGGCAAAGTTGGACGAGATTATTTGCTTAGAGAACAAGACCTAGGCGACAAGAAGCCTAGAAAAAATCGTAATACTTTTTAATTAAACACATCAGTTGATCAAAATCTCCTGATGTGTTACAATACTACATTAGGAGATTATCATGCCTTGGATTGAAAACGTTGCTGCTGCCGATGTGCCCTCGAGGTTTCACCACGAAGCCGGGGAGAACAGCATGCTGATCCAGATCATGGATCCTGCACCCAGTTGGTGGCCCACCCCTGCTCACAATTTCAAAGAAACTCACAGGTTTGAGTTTCTTGATGCTGAGGATGCAGACGGATTTCCTGAAGAAGCAAAAATCTCTGACGAGCAGGCTGCAGAAATTGTGCGACTGCTTAAGCATGCACTAGACAACAAAATGAATGTAGTTGTGCATTGCTATGCTGGGCTGTGCCGTTCAGGTGCTGTGGCCGAAGTTGGTGTAATGATGGGATTCCAAGATGCAGAACGTACTCGAATCCCTAACCTGCGAGTCAAGCAAAAGTTGATGCGGCAATTGGGCTGGACCTACGACAGCACTGAACAACCCTACGATCACAACAGTGATTGGAGGAATACAAAAATAGGATGGGAGCGATAATGCCACGTTGTTATCAAATGATTGGTGTGCCCGGTTCGGGCAAAAGTACTTGGATCGCAAACCGAGACTGGGCAGAAAACTGTGTGGTAGTATCCACAGACGATTTAGTTGAAGACTATGCTCGAGAGTGCGGTACAACCTACAATGAAGTGTTTGACGACTACATGCCTACCGCAGTCAAGCTCATGGCAGAAAAGGTAGTTCGTGCTCGCGAAGCAGGCCTGGATATTGTGTGGGATCAAACATCTACCACAGTTAAAAGTCGTCTGCGTAAGTTTAACATGTTGCCTGACTATGAGCATATTGCTGTAGTATTTGCTATTCCTGAAAAGCAAGAACTAGATCGACGACTAAAGAGCCGCCCTGGCAAAACTATTCCATGGAATGTCATGCAGGGCATGATTAAACATTTTGAGGAGCCAACAGAGGAAGAAGGTTTCTCAGAGATTTGGAGAATAACATGAAAAAGTGGATCACAAGTGATTTGCACTTTGGTCACGCAAACATCATGAAGTTTTGTCCTGTGACACGAGCAGGCTTTACTGACACCGATCACATGCGTGAGCAAATGATCTCGGAGTGGAACAAGGCAGTAGCACCCGAAGATGAAACTTTTATCCTTGGTGACTTTGCTTTCTTGCCTGCTCGAGATGCTGTGACTATTTTGCGTCGACTCAACGGTGCCAAGATTTTGATCGAAGGCAACCACGATCGCAAGTTGTTGCAAGATCCAGAGTTCCGTGCTGAGTTCCGAGAAGTACACCCATACCTGCGTTACAATCACAACGGGCAAATTGTGATTATGTTTCACTACCCCATTCACGAGTGGGATCAGATGCACCGTGGTGCTGTACACTTTTACGGACACGTTCACGGCAAGCCCACTGGCATGGAACGGTATCGTGCCCGCGATGTAGCGTTTGACGCTACAGGCCGTGTGGTCAGCGACTTTGACGCCATGGTTGCAGATGCGTTACGGGGCGAGATCAGGGCGCACCACTGATGTAGTACTTGAGTATTACTTTCTGTGGTTGCCCAAAATTTACCAAAATGTTATAATACATTGTTGAAAGAGGAGTAGTCATGGAAGGATTTACAATGCAACTTGACGGAATAGACGTGGTCCACAAGGCACAAGTCTATGCCATGGCTGCTCACGCCGCAGTTCAGCAGAAGCGTAAGTATACCGGTCAGCCCTACATTGTCCACCCTGCTGAGGTCGCAAGTATCGTAGCCGGTGTACCAGGATCAACCCCCGACATGGTTGCGGCTGCTTGGCTTCACGATGTTGTGGAAGACACTGGGTGTACAATCACTGACATTCACATTGCCTTTGGTGCTGACATTGCCGCACTTGTTGGTTGGCTCACTGATGTGAGCAAGCCCGAAGATGGCAACAGAGCAAAGCGCAAGGCAATCGACCGTGAGCATACTGCACAGGCACCTGCCGAGGCTCAGACAATTAAACTTGCTGACCTTATCAGTAACAGCAAGAGCATCATGGAACACGACCCTGAGTTTGCTAAGACTTACCTCGAAGAAAAGCGAATGCTCCTCGAAGTGATGACTAAGGGCGACCGAGGTCTTCACGCTGAGGCAAGCAAGTACGTTGGAGTTTGAAATGAACGAACGAATCAAAGAACTTGCCGAACAGGCCACGGTATATTACCCCACTGGTGGCGAACGGGGGTTTGACAAAGAAAAGTTCGCTGAATTGATTGTCAAAGAATGTGCTGAATTGATGCCTCAGGATAATCTATACAAGATGGTGTTGAAACATTTTGGAGTTAAAGATGTTTAAAGATGAATTGAAAAAGTATGTAGAGACTTCGGGCCTTGTGAACATGAAAGAGGCTGGAGAAGGTATCTATGTATTGAAGTACAAAAAGAAGGTATTCTACGACAACCTGTGGAACGAGTACATTGCTGAATGTCGTGGTACGATTGTAGACAAGGATTTCAACTTAGTGTCGTATCCCTTCACAAAAATCTATAACTATGGCATTGAAAAGGAAGCACCAGTATTTTCTGAGGTTGATACTATAGTCTGTGCTTATCGTAAGATAAACGGGTTCATGGTGTCGTTGACTTGGCACAACGGTGATGTTCTAGTGTCCACGACTGGTTCTACCTCTGGTGACTTTGTTAACATGGCTAAGGAAATGATGCTCAAGCACATGCCATGGGAAGACTGGCAAATGGCACTGATGGCCGATGACTGCCGCGACATGACTTTCATGTTTGAGTGTGTACACCCTAACGATCCTCATATCGTGGTTGAAAAGCCTGGTATGTACATCTTGGGCTATCGTGAAAAAGTTTGGAAGTCAGAAGTAGGGCATCATCTTGCTGTGCTAGAACAATTAGGTGAAATGTTTCATTGCTTTGTCCCCGAATGCCATCACTTGACTGTGTCCGCATTGAAGGGTTTAGTTAAGACAGTGAAGCACGAAGGCTTTGTATTCTATGACGAAAACGGTGTAGGTGCAAAGATCAAGTCGCCATACTACTTGACTTCAAAGTGGGTTGCTCGCAATCCACGTACAGACAAGTTGGTGGATTTGAAAAACGACATCAAGCACAATCTCGACGAAGAATACTACCCACTGGTAGACGCTATTCGTGCCAACATTGTGGAATACACTGGTATGGACGAGCAAGCTCGGCTGGCATGGGTGCGTAACTTTGTAGGTGCATGATGGTTGGGCGTAAGTTTCCTAAGGATAAATGGGAGTTTGATTACAATCCTACCCGTGAGCGTTGGGAAACTTATCGCACGCCAATAGATTGGCCTTTTGGACTGTATGGATGGCTATGGGAACATGGCCATCCAGGCACTGATCCAGAAGATGGCAAGTACAGCTGGTGGGACTATCATGGTGGCTGGATTTACTTCTATGATGAGAAGTTAGTCACAGCGTTTTTGTTGAGGTGGGCATGAAAGACGAAAGCCATTTGCCTGTTGCAGAACAGAGCCTAGTGTTTAGACTGCGTAAGCGGGCAGAGATACGCAGGCAGATTCAAGATCGCAAGTCAGTGCAAGAGGGTCGCCCAGACCGTATTGCAGATTTGTTGGAAGAAGCTGCTGCTCGCATAGAGCAGTTAGAAGGTGGCGTCAAGCCTTGACCTCTGCAAGAGCATGTTGAAGTAGCCGGCGGGTGACGTAGAACGGCTGGCACCATAGTCCAGCGCCAGAGTCGTAACTGGCATAAATACACTATCACGGAGTTAAAATTATGGACGTAATAGTAACAAAAAAATTAGTTATCTACTGGCCCGAGCATACCATAATGAACCCATACGACTTCATTGGAATGCTACGAGAGCAAGCCTGGGAAGAGTTCATTGCGGCCAAAAAAACAAACGGTGTAAAAGAAGTTGATTTAGACAACAAAATTGTTACCAGGTATTTTATCGACGAAACCGCTACCCAAGAATGGGTGGACTTCCTTCGAGAGTTAGTAACACGATACGATCTACCTGAGCCACTGTCATACACAATCGAAGATGTAACCCCGCCAACAGTATAAAAGTAATACTAATCTAGTATACTATAAACCCTACTATGAGTAGGGTTTCTTTTGACCATAAATTCGTGTTTTGCTACAATAGAGCTATGGTAGTTAACAAGGAGCCTGCAATGAGCAAAATGAACGATTTGGTACTAGACATTGAGAGCATGCTGGAACAAGGCAAGAGCTTTGCTGACATCGCCCGAACCTTGGAAATACCCATGCACTTTGTTGTCGAAGCCGCTGAAATTATTGAGCAAAATCAACTGGAAGATTGTAGTCCTTTTGCAACAATCAACAGTTGACCAATAATTCAACTTCGCATACAATAGAAGCTTAGTTAAACATTTTTCCCACCACTGAAAGGCAATGCAATGAGCGATACCCGCACCGTCACTTCCGTCCAGGCTCGCAAGTCTATTCTGACTGCGTTCAAGGTCAAGCGTCCCATCTTCTTGTGGGGTCCTCCCGGCATCGGCAAGTCCGAGCTGGTTGAAGGTATCACCCAAGAACTTGGTGGCATCATGTATGACCTGCGCCTAGGCCAGATGGAACCCACTGACATTCGTGGTATTCCGTATTTTAACAAAGAAAATGGCAAGATGGATTGGGCTCCGCCTATCGATCTGCCCGATGCTGAGACTGCCGCTCAGTATCCTGTGGTCGTCCTGTTCTTGGACGAAATGAACTCGGCCCCTGCCTCAGTGCAATCGGCTGCCTACCAGCTGATCCTGAACCGCCGAATCGGCAAATATGTGCTGCCTGACAACGTGGTTATCGTTGCCGCAGGTAACCGCGAAAGCGACAAAGGTGTTACTTTCCGCATGCCTACTCCGCTGGCAAACCGCTTC